TACATAAAACATTTTGTATTCCTCATGGTGGTGGAGGCCCCGGAGTTGGCCCGATTGGTGTTGCAAAACATTTAACACCTTTTGTGACTCATCGTGTATCATCAGCAGAGTATGGTAGTGCATCTATCTTACCTATTAGTTGGATGTACATTCGCATGATGGGTGGTGATGGTCTACGCAAAGCAAGTGAGATATCATTACTATCTGCAAACTGGTTGGCACATCAAATTGATCCATACTTTAAAGTATTATATCGAGGAGAGAATGATCGAATCGCACATGAGTGTATATTTGACTGTCGCAATTTTCCTGTTACTGCAGAAGATATTGCAAAGAGATTGATGGACTATGGTTTTCATGCTCCTACATTATCATGGCCAGTTGCAAACACAATGATGGTTGAACCAACTGAAAGTGAATCATTAGATGAACTGAAAAGATTTGCGAAAGCAATGGAGATGATCCGAAGAGAAATATTTACAGTACCTGAGATTGTTAAAAATTCACCACATACTGCAAGGGTTGTAAGTTCAACAGAATGGGTGTATAATTATACCAGAGAACAAGCAGCATATCCTGTAGAACAAACAAATAAGTTTTGGCCTGCAGTAGCAAGAATAGACAATGTTTACGGTGATCGTAATCTTGTTTGCTCATGTGCCTCCTACTTTGATAATGAAACTGATGGAACTAAAGGACTGGTTAAACTCAATTAATCTAAACAAGATTAATCAAATTGATGAAGACCCATCAGTAGAAAAAGAATATCCTCCATTCATAATTAACAAGTGTTTATCAGGACATCTTGACACAGTGATGTTTGCAAACGAAATGAATAAGTATCCATTTCTACCAAAGAAAATGCAACATGACTTTTTTATACATATAGTGAGGAAGAAAAAAAGGTTTTCTCCTTGGTTACGCAAAGATAAAATCAAAGAACTTGATAGTGTCAAAGCATACTATGAATGTAGTAATGCAAAAGCGGAACAGATTCTTAAGATTCTTACAAAAGAACAACTGAACTTTATTAAATCTAAACTTGATATTGGAGGAAGACAATGAGCGTTCTTCGTGAACCTGAAGTGAATTGGGATCCTAACCAGATGGTTGAGGTCACACTAAATGAACCAGATGATTTTCTCAAGGTAAGAGAAACATTGACTCGTATTGGTGTCGCATCAAGGAAGGAAAAGAAAATATATCAATCCTGTCATATTCTGCATAAACAGGGAAGATACTTTCTAGTACACTTCAAAGAATTATTTGCATTAGATGGTAAGCATGCGAATCTTACATCTAATGATGTGCAAAGAAGAAATCGTATTGCACAACTATTAGTAGACTGGGGACTTGTCGGTATTGTGAGTGCAGAATCAATACAAGATGTAGCACCACTCAATCAGATAAAAGTTTTATCTTANAANGATAAAGGNGACTGGATATTAGAAACAAAGTATAATATTGGTGGTAAAAAGAAAAAGGTAGAGGTAACTGAATAATATTGTAGGGGATGCAACATCCCCTTTTTTTGTATGATGTGCTATAAATATAGATGAATGCCGAAAGGGTTCAATTAATAAAGTCGCTTTAGGAGGACACTATGACTTCACTACAAAGATATCACTCTGCAAATTTACCAGAGTTGATGAAAATAATTTCAAAGAACGGGATTGGTATGGATGATTACCTTGACCGCTTTTTTAATTCTTTTGAAACCACAACAAACTATCCACCCTACAATCTTATTCATGTAAATAATGTTGAATCTGTATTAGAGATTGCTTTAGCAGGATTTGGCAAGAAAGAACTTAAGGTTTATACTGAATATGGAAAACTCGTTGTCGAAGGGCAGAAAGAAACTAATAAAGAGGCATCATCCGAGTATGTCCATCAAGGACTGGCTCAACGAAGTTTCACAAGAGAGTGGGCACTTTCAGATGATGTTGAAGTCAGAGAGGTTCAATTCAAAGATGGACTTCTTACCGTTAAGTTGGGTAAAGTAGTTCCAGATCATCATGCAAGGAAAAATTATCTTTAATGTCTAAAGGGTACGATTTATTTGGAGATCATGGGCGAAACTTGCCCACTCCTCATGGTAGTGGGGCAAGACCCATGTATGGTGACATGGGTAAGTCATGTAGACCAGATCCAAATCGTAAGATTGAATATCCTCAAGTCATTGCTCTTTTTACTCTTGACTCGCATAACACCAGTTATTTCTTCAAGAGAGAAGATGGCACATACTATTGGTTACATTGTCGCAAAGGAAAGGATGATGTATATGTAGATGCAGATGAGATGCAACTTGACCTATTGGGTAACGATCCAATTCTAAGCACTGAGTACATTATGAAAGCAATTTTTTAGGGATCTTTACAGATCCCTTTTTTCATATATAATAAGTAAAAATACTTACTCACATGAATCACGCTGCTTTCATCGCCATCATCGGAATCTATCTAATCTGCACACCATCAATCAGTTCATTTATATTTGCTTGACGAATTTTTAGTTTGTGATATAATAGAAGAGTCAGAGAAATACTGGCTGCGGTTATGCCCTTTGGTAGGTTCAGCATAAGCGGCTATAGGAATCTACCATATTATTATTTTGAGACATGTCAATTAAAGTTGCAGTTCTACAATCAGGTGATCAGATTGTTGCAGATATGAAAGAGATCGTATCTGAAGATAAACCAATCGCATATCTTTTTCATAAACCTCAAAAGGTGATTCTAAATAATCAGATCGTATTATCTGAAAGTAAAGATAAATCATCAGTTGAAGTGACTCTTGCAAATTGGATATTGATATCTGAAGAGGATGACATCCCTGTGTCAATAAATCAAGTGGTGACTTTAGTTGAACCAGTTGCTAGTATAAAGAAAATGTATGAGGAGAAGGTAAATGGATCAGATTATTAAATGTCTCTTACTTAAGAATGGTGATATTATCATATCGCAGATTATGGAAGTGGATACAGAACTTGGTGGCCCTGATTGCAAGTTAATCAAACCATTTAAGATGGTTGTATCCTCTGATGAATACAAATTAGAAACTTGGTTAGACTTTACTTCACAAAATGAAATGATGATACATTCTGATAGTATTCTTACCATAGTTACCCCAACTGCTGCTATACTATCTGAGTACGTTGATTTGATTGCCTGATGAGATTCTATACTAATGTTCAATTAGTTGGAAATAATTTTTTAGTTCGTGGTTATGAGGATGGCAAACACTTCATGACACGAGAGTCTTTTTCACCAACTCTTTTCGTCCCTTCAAAAAGAAATACAAAATACAAAACTCTAACAGGAGATCCAGTTGAACCAATCAGACCCGGTTCAGTTCGTGATTGTCGTGAGTTTATCAAGAAGTATGATGGTGTACAGAATTTTGATGTCTTTGGAAATGACAGATATATTTACCAATACATCTCTGAGATGTATCCCGAACCAGAAGTTAAGTTTGATATCAGTAAGATCAAATTGACCACTCTTGATATTGAGGTCAAGTCAGAGAATGGATTCCCTGATGTAGAATCTGCTGCTGAAGAGATATTACTCATATCAATACAGGATTATACAACAAAACAGATTCGCACATGGGGTCAAGGCCCATTCAATAACAAACAAGATAATGTCATTTACAAGTCATTCAATTCAGAGTATGAACTTCTAAATGCCTTCATCAACTGGTGGATGATTGAAGAGAATACACCAGAAGTTATTACAGGTTGGAACATTGAACTATATGATATTCCATACCTATCCAGAAGACTTGAAAGAGTTCTTGGTGAGAAGTTGATGAAGAGACTTTCACCTTGGGGTCTTGTAACTGAAGATGAAATTTATATTGCAGGTCGTAAGAATATTGCATATGACGTAGGTGGCATCACTCAACTTGATTACCTTAATCTTTATAAGAAGTTTACCTACAAGGCACAAGAGTCATATCGTTTGGATTATATTGCAAGTGTTGAACTTGGGCAGAAGAAACTTGATCACTCTGAATATGATACATTCAAGGACTTCTACACAAAAGGTTGGCAGAAGTTTGTAGAATACAACATCATTGACGTTGAACTTGTTGACCGTCTTGAGGACAAGATGAAGTTGATTGAACTTGCAATCACAATGGCATATGATGCGAAAGCAAACTATGTTGATGTATTCTCACAGGTTCGTATGTGGGACACAATTATCTACAACTATCTCAAGAAAAGAAATATTGTCATNCCCCCTAAGAACAGATCTAACAAAGATGCAAAATATGCAGGTGCTTATGTAAAAGAACCAATACCCGGAAAGTATGATTGGGTTGTCAGTTTTGACCTTAACAGTCTATATCCTCATTTGATTATGCAATATAATATTTCACCAGAAACTTTGATTGATCAAAAGCATCCTTCAGCAACTGTTGATAAAATTCTTGCAGAAGATATAAACTTTGAATTATACAAAGATACTGCTGTATGTGCGAATGGTGCAATGTATCGAAAGGATGTTCGTGGTTTCCTACCAGAGTTGATGGAAAAGATTTACAAAGATCGAACTGTTTATAAGAAGAAGATGCTTGCAGCAAAACAGGCATATGAAAAAACTCCAACTAAGAAACTTGAGAAGGAGATTGCCAGATGTAATAATATTCAGATGGCAAGAAAGATTCAACTGAACAGTGCCTATGGTGCGATTGGTAATCAATACTTTCGCTATTACAAACTTGCTAATGCGGAAGCAATTACTCTTTCTGGTCAGGTATCAATCCGTTGGATTGAGAACAAAATGAATCAAAAGATCAATGAAATTTTAAAAACGGAGGATGTTGATTATGTCATTGCTAGTGATACTGATAGTATCTACCTCAATCTGGGCCCTTTGGTCGATGCTGTATACGAAGGGAGAGAAAAAACTAATCAAAGCATTGTTGCGTTCCTTAACAAGGTGTGTGAAAACAAATTTGAACCTTTTATTGAGAGTTCTTACGAAGCGTTGGCCACGTACGTAAATGCTTATGATCAAAAGATGTTTATGAAGCGAGAGAATATCGCAGAACGTGGCATCTGGACAGCAAAGAAAAGATACATT